CCATAATTGCGCCCAATTTAATTGTTGAGCAGGTAGTTTTTGGCGTGGAGAGTATTTCATCTTTATATGTTACTTATTAAAACCTTTAGTGACCTTATATTTAATTTGTTTGTTGTCGGCATCGATGACATCTATCAGAGCACCTTTATAGCCAATCTCCTTGGATTGTGATAAATCGTATTCAACATCATTATTAAAAGCTGGTCTTGCAGTATCGCTGCTAAATTCACGATAGCCAATATTTATCTTATCGCCTACTTTGCCGTTATAGAGCAGTGTCTGTTGAAAGCTATTTTTATTAGCAGTCGCCCAATTGGTCTTTTTGTACGGAACGTCTGCGGTACAACTGCTGACATAGTTATAAATCGTCATGACGCAAAGAGCGTTATCCTCTTTTCTAACAGCTAACAAAGCAGGTGGATCTTTTAGCAGGCCCTTTGTAACTTTACCGGCGCCAACATCATTAGAGATTCTGTACTGCTCATACTTTTCATCTTCACCTTGTTTCGCAAAATAGCCTGAAGATACTCTATTGCCAGACATATTATAGTCGCCATCTATATAAATGGCATCTTGCTCAATCATCATTCCTTGTGTCAGCATATGATCCCCAAGGCTTGCAGTAGTTACCTGTCCGATTGGTGGGTTGCTTATCTCTTTGAGTTCAGGAGTATAGTTGTAATTAGGTGTTGCACAAGCAGACAAAACGCCAGCCGTTATGATTGACGTAAATAGTGTTTTTTTCATAATCTGGTACGCCATAGTTAAATAAAGCTTAACTATAACTGATTGGCAACACTCTAGCAATATTTCTTAATTATCAATCTGATCTTCAAAGCTTTCAATCACATCATCTTCATTAGGCATAAACTCAAGTGGTTCCACCCAGTTTTCATACTTAAGACCTTTATTAATATTCATAGCAATGATATTTGCCGATGCTTGCTCAACACGCCTGCCAATATTTAAGCTACCACGCCTTTGGCGGTACTCTGCCCATTGATTAATCTCAAGCATAGTTAGATTGTTTTTAACTTGGTGTATCGTGTTGCCGCCGATACCTGCCAGCGCTAACTCAAATAGTAATTCATTTTCGCCAGCTATAAATCCTTTTGGCTCCGAGATTTCTCCATCGACTTTTTTAGATTATCAGCACCATAAACCTTATCGAATACAGCGACCGCTAATGGTTGTACAAAGTTTTCCTCTACCTGCTTCTTGGTAAACATTACTTTGTCTTTATCGTCAACCAATGCCTTGCTGATCCACTCGCTAGATACGTTCTCACCTTCATACAAGCGCTTAAATAGCGATTCAGTTTCAACAAATGGTAGCTGTTTGATACGAATATCCACACTCATTTCTTCGCCATTATGAAAAAACTCTACTACTTCATCACGCACCTGCGAGACAAGGCTGCCTGACTTAATATCTGATAAGCTTAACTTTGCCATATTCATTTCCTAAAAATAGATAAACCCTCAGTTAAGAGGGTTTATTTTTCATTGATGTTATGCAGCGCTTTTATGGCGTAGCAGTTTTAAACGCAGTGATTGCTTTCGACTGACGCTTCATTGAGACCGCATGCTTGACCAAAGAATCAGGGTCAAACGTAGGAGCGCCCGCTTTCAATCGTGCCGTGAATGTCGTCCAAGTTCGCGTTTCAGGTAGAGTGACCAGCGCGGTCGCCAACGTTGGCGAAATGCCTATACCATCAGACCAACCCACATAAACTTCTACAAACTCTTTATCTTCTGCTAATTGCAACAGTGTCATGTGAGTTGCATTTTTAGGGTCTGTATTGATAGTGATAGAACCTTCGCCCGGCTTATTAAGGCCGTATGTTGATGTTGATGAATCTGGCTCATCTAGACACGTATCATCAATTTCGGTTGGGCTATCATCGCCCAGTACGATGCCAGTAATACAGTCCATTTTTGTCAGCGTCGGCTCAGCTTCATCGCCATGCTTAATCCAGACCTTTGTACCCTGCGAAAATACGCCTTTTTCTTTCTTCGCCATGATCGGCTCCTAGTGTGATTGGTAAATAGTTAACGCGCTAATATCCAGTTGGCATCAAAGCCGCGACCGTACAGCTTGGCTTTGCTGTCATATAGATTAATAGATGGATTTAATACCCAAGATTGTTTTTCGAGTGCTGCTCGACAAGCATCGCGCAAATCGTAAGCAGCCTTTGCATCTGTTGCGTAGACCATCAACTGATACTGTGTGTCGTCAAAATTTGCAGGCTCATCCAAGTGGTTGTTTGCTTGCCCGCTGATGGTTTGCCAGACGATGTATGGTGGGACCGTATCCTGGCGCGCAACATCTTCAAAGACTTTTTCTTCTACATTAATAAGCGTATTGACGTTGGCATCAGCTTTGAGTGTCCGATATATCGGTAAAAAGCTCATAATTTACCCGCCTCCTTTAGTGCCTTGTTGATCGCGTCAGACAGAGACACCCATTCTTTAAAGCTAACTTCCACAATATCAGCGTTAGATTTACGACCAGAGGGCGGAACTTGAATAATCAAAATACGATCTTCTAAAATCTCGGTTATTACGTTTGAGTCGCTCATAATTTAGCAATCTCCTTATCAAGCTCTTCACTATAAGAGCGAGTAAATTCAGCCCTTACTGCATCGATATTATTATTTAGTGCTGGGCGTAAAAATGGATGCGCATTATTAGTAGCGGTGCCAAATTCCTCAAAGCGCCAATACCAAGTATCACCGCCGGGGTTTTTCTTATCGCCTTGGGTTTGATATCTACGACCTACTCGACCTGCCCGCCTATTGTCTGCATTGGTGCCATATTTTCTCGCACCGCCTTTGACACCCACCTTCATCACAACACCATCAACACCTTTGGTCTTGCCAGCCTTAGTAATGATATTTTTCCAAATCTTTTCGGGGCTATCTTTATCATCAATCGCCTTGGCATTTTGTACGGCCGCTTTTTTAACGATGTTCATGGCTTTACGTGAGGCGCGAGTCGCTGCGTTCTTGGCTTTTTTAGCATTACCAAGCTGACGTAGCTTTGCTTGCACTTCATCAAGACCAGTGATTTCGTTTGCCATGATTAGTCCTTAAACTGCTCAACGCCACCATTTAGGTTAAAAGTCGTGAACTCCACGCCAGTATCGCTATCATCGAGCCCTTGGCTGTCTATAGCAAAAACCCGCCCTTTCCAAATGACACGCATGGTCGTATCGATATCAAGACCAGTGCGGTACCGGACCTTCATTCGAGCAGTAATCTCTGAATCTGCCGCTTGTGCACTAAGCAAATCCTTAGTCGATAGCGGCGTTATCTTTGCATATACTTTTTTGAAGTCCAGCCATTGCGATGGAAAATCATAACCATCATCATCTCGTCCGCCACTGACATAGCTTTGGACTGTGACGCGATGTCGTAGCTCGCCAGCTTGCAATGCCATATCAGTCATCCATATCTAAAAAGGTAGATCCTGTTTGCTCATCGTCATCTTCTTGCTGTTCGATAAGCTCGTTTAATATCTCATCATGCTGATCAAGCAATCGTAATATCACCCGCTCTTTTTCGGCTGACTGCTCAATCAGTACGTTATTTTGTTCGACCAGTTTGGTCACCAGCGTTATTAAGCCTGGCAATAAGCTGCTTTGCTCGTTTTCTGGCTTCGTCGGTTCTTTGTTTAATCCACTCACGGCGGGCCTCACATCCTTTGCATGTCATTGTTAGATTCCTAGGTTTCGATAAGGTGTGAGCAAACTTGTAACGCCCATCGGCACCTCATTCATTGATGTTTCAGACACAGATTCGCGGTGTGCATACCAATGGCCAATCAGCATCAATGTCGCTTGGTCAATAGACGGATTGTCTATCACGCCATTAGGGTCGTCACTTGGTACCGCGCCTTCGTAAATAGTGCGGTCAAGATGCATTTGTACATGATCTCGAGCGGAGGACATATAACCAGTCAGTAGCGCATCTTCATCATCATGATCAATACGGCATTGATACTTGACCTGCTCAAGTGTGACCATGGTTAATCTGCCTTATCTTTTACTTCAGTTGGTTTTGATACTTTGGTTTTGGCCGCTTCCGCTTTTACAGCCACGGCTTGAGGCGTTTCAATTTCGACAGCGTGACCTTTTTCAACCAGTTGCACGCCGTGGGCTTTATCGACTTCAATGATGGTATCGCGTGGCGTCACGGTACGATCTACCATCATGAATCTAAGAGTTTTAATTCGCATAATGATTACTCAGCTTATTTAGCAGGCTATCCTTCAGCCTTATTTCTTTGTATTGGCAGCGACTTCTTTCGCCTTAGCCTCTTTTTCAGCTTTCGCAGCAGCTTCTTTCTCGGCTTTTTCAGCAGCCGCTTTAGCCTTAGCGTCATCATCAGATTTTTTCTCAGCAGCCGCTTCGGCATAGCCTTTATCAATCAGTTGTTGACCTGTGATATCGGTAAACTCACCGACTTCACCGGCTTTATATGTCTGATTACCCATGCAAATAACATCTTTAAATTTAACTTTCATGACCTGCTCCTTTTAGTAAGACAAAAACAACTTATAAATTGCTTTTGGCTTAATAAAAAAACGCAACCTGTTAGACAAGTTGCGTTTTGTACTATTAACGATAGTTTTTAAACTTATGGTCCGACAGTTAGTGAGCCTTTAACGAACGCTTGGGGACGATAAACTGCCAGTGCCAATCGCTCTTCAGCCCGGACCGAGACCATGTTCTTTTCAAAGTCATCGGCGTTCTCAGTAGAGATAACGACGTTAGCATCTTCACGGTCAAAAATTTGCGCAGCATCTGCAAACGAGCCCGTTAAGAAATTACCAAGCATGCCAGCCTGATTAGTCTGAGCAACTGGCAGACCCCATAGGCGCGCTTCTAACGTGCCAAACGGATTGCTGAACAAGTAGCCTTTGGTATTGGCATCTTTGATCAGCTCAATATCAGTCCAATCAATATCATGCATGACGTGACCAGTTGCTGATAGTTCTGCCAAGGTGACCTGCAGCATTGCCAAACGCATCACATCCAAACTATTGGAAGGCGTGGTCTTAGTGCTAGGATTAGCAAAAGCAGTCGCTTGCGTATAAATACCGTGCAAATTGTTACCCACGCCACTACCAAATAGCAGCTGAGTATCTTCCACACGCTTCAAGCCATTAAGCAAACGGCCATTAATGATGCTACGCAGCTGTGGCAAATCATCAAGCGTCTGCTTGGCGATTTTCATCAAGTGAGCAACCGTCTTAACACCAGACAACACTTCTTCAAACGTGATTTCTGAATAAGGCTTGGTCGTATTTTCAGCGACCGGTGCAGCGTTGTTCGTAAACAACAATTCACGCAGATATGCCACGGCATTTGATTCAGTATCACCAGGTGCCAATAAATCACGAACCGTTAAGCGCTGATTTGGATTGGTGATAATCTTGGTGCTACCATCAACTGGATTCACAGCGAATGAAGTCAGCGCGTTACGTGGCATGTCGATTGCCAAGCGGCGACCAGCGGAGACGTTTTTACTAAATTCAATCATTGCTTCATCAACAATAACCAAATCACCTGCACGATTCTTCGCAGGCGATTGACCACCATTATTACCAAGGCGCGCAAACATCTGCTCAGCTTCGCCCAATTGGGTTGCTAGTTGGTTCTGTAGGTCACGCTGAGTATTTAAGTCGGTAAGCAACTTATCCACATCATTTTTGGTTTTCTCTGACAGGTCACCCGCTTTCTTTGCTTCTTTCAAAGCATTTTCGGCTGCCGGCAGCGCTTTTTCAGTCAGCTCTTTGACGCTAGCATTGACCAGCTTTAGCTGATTGGCCACGTCGTCTTTTTTGATATCTTCAGGATCCATAATTTTTCTCACAAAAAAAGCCGCCATATAGGCAGCGAGGTGAATTTAATTTAGTTGGTTTATTGCAGTTTGATTGAATCAATCGCGTTTTGCAGACCGTCAATCAAGCCCGTTAAGTCAACGCCAGCGTTTTGCGTAGCATCTGTTCGAGTAGCGCTAGGCGTACTCTTTAAATCTTTTACAAGCCCACGGCGCTCTTTGCGAGACATGCCCGCCTGCGCCATGATTAAATCTAGTTTATGAGCTGCGATGCGCTCTTTAGCAGTGTTATTGGTCTGCTCTGCAATCATGTCAGAATCTAAGAAGCTATCAGCCATACCTGTTTCAACCGCTGTCTTGCCGTTAATCCAAGTCTCCTTGTCCATTTGCGATGAAAGCTCTGTCGCATCCATACCGCTTTTGACATGATAGATATCAGCGATGGTCGCATCAATTTGCTCTAAGAAGTCGGCAACTTCGCGCATATCGTTGCGATTTCCGCCAACACCAGTCCAAGCATTATGAATCATGAAGAAGCCAGCACGCGCAATCTTAACTTCATCAGCAGCCATCGCGATAAATGATGCGGCGCTTGCGGCCATACCCAGCACGCGAACAGTCACATGACCAGCATATTCGCGCAGCATGTTGTAGATTGCCAAGCCTTCGAATACATCACCACCAGGGGAATTAATATTAACGACAATATCTGCACCGTTAAATCTTTTGAGTTGCGTACTAATAGACTTGCCAGTGATACCGCCATCAGTCCACCAGTCATAGCCGATAACTTCTAAAATATTGATAACGTTTTCAGAGTCATCGTCTGACGCTTTAATGTCTGGATTCCATCGATCCAAAGCAAGCGGCATCTTTACATCATGCGCTGCTTCAAAATCAGCTTTTGGCATCATTGTTCGCTTGCTCATCTTTGGTAACTCCACTGTAGTTTGTGCCCACCTTATCAAGCGGGATAAGTGCTGATTGGATTGTGTATTTATCACCACCTTCAATCGGTGGCATATTTTCTTTAGACCGGACTTCATCACGGTTTATCCAACCGTTATTCAGACCAGATGAATAGTATTCAGAGCGCGTCTTACTGTCTGCTCGTAGTAAGCCTTCAACATTAAACTCAACGTAATACTTGTCGCTATCAATTTTTCCGATAAGACAACGTAAAATTTCTTGCTCAATATTGACCAGCAGCGGTCTAAACGTGTATTTCAAAAAATGTAAGTCTTGCGCTTCAGCCGAGGCGGCCCATGAGCTTTGCTTGTCAAAGTGACCAATCATAATGGGCGACACGCGGAACCAACGACAGATTTCTTCAATCTCAAAAGAGCGTGTTTGTAACATCTGCGCCGCTTCTGGATTCATGGTCACGCCGTTATATTGCATGCCATGCTCAAGCACCATGGTCTTGCCAGCGTTGCTACTGCCCATAAACTTACTGATATGGGTATGCAGTTTGTTACGCTGCTCAGTGGTTAGCTTTTGGTCAGTAGTTAAGAACCCAGACGTTTGCAATCCATTTTCAAAGAACTTACCCGCTGCATGCTCAGCAGATGCAGCAGTCGCAAAAGTCTCTCGGCCCTTATTAATGGTAAAGATACCCATCACGCCATCAACGCCAAACGCGCGAATATGCATGACATCTTTATGACCAATTTCGCGGCGCGTACCTTCATCTGTGTAGTGATACTGCAGCAGCTGATTGTTTTTATTGCGAGTTACACTGACATGCTGAGGCAATAGCGGCTCAAGTGATATGATGCGATTGCCTGTGATATTGCGCTTAATCTCAACGTAAGCATTACCCCAAAGCAGTAGGCTTGCCACAATCATTTGCATAAAGCGACTGGGTGTCATCTCGTAATTGGGTGATCGACTTAGTAGGTCATATAGCGGATGGGTTTTAGCTACTATCCGACTGCCATCCGCTTTTTTTTCATAAACCTTAAGCGGCAGTGTTGATACCGTCTCAGATACCAAGCGCACGCACGAAAACACAGTACTAAGCTGTAAGGCGCTATCAACAGTGACATTTTTGCCACTGGCTGTTCTAGTTGTCACATTGTCGCTAGGCGTTAGACTCAGATGTCCATCCAAGCCTAAAAAACTAATGGCGGCTTTTGCAGCTTTCGCAAAACGCTTGGGCTTGATTAGATTAAGCACATTGAATCCCTTAAATATTAAACGCCGATTATGATTGGGTCATCGTAGAAGCCATTGTCACCGCCACCATCACCAGCCAATACCATTGCGCGACTGATACCCATAAGCAGGGCAACAGCACCATCGATTTTTTTGTAGTTGGTTTCTTTACGCGGGAATACATTGTTGTTTGCATCCTCGCGTGATACGACATTACCAATCATCCAAGACAGGACCGGATGACCGTCATGATGAAACCGCCCGCCTTTCATTGCAGCCTCTAACTCACGCATTGCTGGAGAAAAAGACTTAACCGTCTTGGGAATCTTCACCGCGTCATACCCGGCGGCTTCAATAGTGGCGGCGACTTGGAAGCCGCCCCATTCATCGTAAGGTACTTCGGTTAATGGGAAGCTACCCGCATCAGAAACCAAGTCTTCAGCGATGGCATTCAGGTCATTTTCAGCACCATCGTGCACTTCAAGCAGCCCTTGGTTCATCCACTTTTGGTAGCGCTCAACCGCTTGTTTCTCATCGCCCTTATAAACCGTGTCTTCTGGTAAATAAAACCATGGCGCCAAGCAGTAGTAGTGAAGCTTGCCATCGTCTTCGTGTCGATAAAACAGATTGATACGCGCGGCAATATCGATTTTTGACGCCAAATCAATCGGCATCACACAAGGTGTGGTTGAAAAATCATCGATGCTTAGCGTGTCATCAGCACACGCGCGCCAATGCTCCATATTAAAGAAGGCAGATTTTGCTGATACCCAAACGTTTAGATGCTTGGTCTTAAAAGAGTTTTGACGGCTTGCGTTATTGATAGCTTTGGTTTGCTGCGATGCTAGGAAGTCAGCATATACAGACACGTCATAATTTGGGTTGGCTTTGATCAGTACATTTGGGTCTGTCCAATCATCCCCGTCATCGATACTCCAAATCCAGCCAAATAATTCATCATCTGGCACATTGCCAAGCAGCATGTCTTGCACACGACTGCGCAGCTCATAACATGGGCCCTCAATATTGTGACCAGCTGTCGTAATGACAAACATCATCGGTTGACGACGCGCGCCCATACCCGTTTGCATCGTGTCATAAAGACGGCTATCCGGATGCTCATGATATTCATCGACGATGGCGCAATGTGGTGACTGACCATCTGGCGGGTCACCGATAATTGGTTCAAACAAAGAGCCATCATCAGGGCGCTCGAGGCTTGCTGCATTAATCTGTATGCCAGTCGCTGCTACCAAAGCAGGCGACCGCAATACCATCAAGCGAGCAGGTTTAAAAACCTCCCATGCCTGCTTCTCGGTTGTCGCGCCTGAATAAACCTCGCTACCAAACTCGCCATCATTGGCAAACATATTAAGAGCGACGCCAGCAGCAATTGCCGACTTACCATTCTTACGTGGCACCTCCCAATAGGACTCACGAAAGCGTCTGAAGCCATCTTTTTTACGCATCCAACCGAACGTGACCGCGATGCCAAATTTTTGCCATGGCTCAAGCTGAATTTTTAAGCGCTTTAGGGCCCACTCACCTTTCGTATGAGGCAGCAATTCAACAAAAAGTATCTTCTTTTCGGCGGCTTTTGGGTCAAATTTGTATGGATAGTCACGTTTTTTTGATGCTTTTAAGTCGTCTAAGTGACGTTGGCAAGCCAGAACTACCCATTTGCATGCTGGAACTTTGCCTTTGACGACTGCTCTTGCCCACTTATTGGCGATATCAACATTAGGATAATCGACCATATTTATCTCGCTTGAGCATTCATCACATATTCAGAACACCTGCAAATGGGTTGGTTTGATTCTTATCACCAGCTCCAGTTAAGCGTTGACGAGATGAAGGATCTAATCCTAGTAAGCTACCAAAAGTTGCCATCTGTCTTGCTGCCTCATTGAGTGCGGTTAATGCTGGATTTTTAATTGGACTGCCTGATGCGCCCATAACGGTAACGCCTTCTTTCGCAAGCTCCATCTGGCTTTTGCGATAAGTGTCATACGCCATGCAAAACACTTCGACGTTGTGCATATCTGTAATTCTAAGCAATTCGTTTTCAAGCAATTCTGGAACTATTGACCGCCAAATCATCGGTGCAAATTCTAAATCGCTCATGTATTCAGGCGGCTCGATATCGACCACTTCACTAAATGTTGGGATATTAATATTTTTATTTTTTGATTTTCTGGGGTCAGCCTTGCGACCACGACCCGGTACCGCTGCAATCCCTCCCATAGCAAATAATCCTTAGTCGGTCAATAGGGCAAACTTTTAATTCAACGCTCGTAAAAATGTACTTTAGGGGGCGGTCACTAGGGGCTTCCGGCTGAACAATTTACCCACCCTCCCCCAGTAGAGTTATTTAAGCGGGCTATCTGATTAAATATATCGTCAATCGCAGCCTGAATCTCAGAGCTAGAATCAATACTAAAGTTATGGCGGTTACCGTTTTGCAATGTGACTGTTATGCGATGCTGCTGCAACCCATTATGATCTCGATATGTTCCGGGCTGTATGGATTCAATATCTGCTGCATTGATAATCGTCTTGCCTACTTTGATAAATTTAAGCATGGTTTTTACTCGTTAGCTGTCTTAGCTTTATGATGCGGATTGCATAGCGACTGTAGGTTGCTGAGCTCGTCCGTACCGCCTTTAGACTTTGGTACTATGTGGTCGACGTCGGTGGCTGGCACGTATCTACCTGCTTGCTTACAAGCCACGCAAAGATGACCATCACGCTCAAGTACTTGCGCGCGAATCTTGCGCCAAGCATGTCCATAACCGCGCTTGGTTGTGCTGCCGGTACGTTCTGGTCGCTTGGTCCAGTTGCTGCGTTGGTCTGCGTGTTCATCACAGTATCCTTTGTCTTTGCGTTTAACGAGGTTTGGACAGCGATACTGTCTACATGGTGTCGATGGCATGAGTACTTTCCTTAGCTTCTATGAGCCTAATGAAGTTCTTGGCTTCAATGTTGCCACGGTCAGCACGGTCTTGTAGCAGCTTGCGCTGATGCGCTTTAAGTATCGGTGTCTCAGCATTGTCATAGCTGTCATAGAGTTCTTTGCCTGAGTATTCGTACAACATGACAGCAGCTCCATGACCAAACGTTAAATATAAAAACCATCAACAAAACGGATAGTAAAATTATTTAGCTAAGCAACTCTCATTGATTACGCCAATCATTTCATTCATATCATCTTCAAACGTTTCGGTAGAGACATGAGAGAGTTTTGCGGATAAATGAGATAGCAGTGTTTTGCAATACATGCGCTTAGCTTCTTTGGTTTTTAACTCATCAATTACAGGCTCAAATAATTCTCTAAAATTACGATTAGCCATGTTTGCGGCTACCATTCCATCTCTTGTTGTTTCTATCATGTCATCACCAAACGTTAGGCATAAAAAAGCCCACGCTATTTCTAACGTGAGCAAAGGAATAATAATATGGCCCGTTGGGCAGGACTCGAACCTGCGACCTCATGAACTAAACAGTGACGCGCTCTAACCAACTGAGCTACCTACGGGATAATAAGAGCAATAAAAAAGGCGCTTAGAATTAACTAAACACCTTTTCGCTGCGGATGCAGACAATATAACATACTTATACTATACGCCTCGGTCAAAGTCAAACTGTTTCGGATACAAGCAATCGCTCAACCTCATTCTCTGCTGCATCAACTAACTTCTTACAATGCTTATCACACATCTTCATGCCTGCCTTCGTACCGCCACGCCTATATTCAGGCAATTGCTTGGTAAGCTTTACTGCAAGACGTTGATAACTGTACCCGTATCGATACTTAAGCTTGATCAATCTATAACTAAGCTTATCATGGACCTTAATGTATGCCATGACATGCTCAATATCTAGCATCTCATCATCATATCCAATATCAACACCACCGCCACTATCTGGCAATATCAGACTCCATGCTGATTTATAACCTAGCGGGCTACAACTACCTACGCTTCCGCCGCCCACTGGTGACGCTGCTATATTGCCTCGACCTACCCAACGACCCCACATTGCCAACTTTGCCTTAATACCTAATTCATCAATTATCACTGGCTCACCTCACTTGTTGGCTCAAAATTATTCAAAAAATAAACTATGTCAGAATGGCACTCTTTGGAATCCATATCGTAGACAATGCAGCGTTGCATTAACGACTTTACGTCTATCACCTCACCACTTTGTTTGCATCGCCATGTGCTATTAATCTCGACCTCATCCATCATTATTTCCTTAAAACCACTACTCTATAAGTAGAAACCCAATCACACATATGGAAACAAACAACATTATTAAAGATATCCACCACTGCCTAATTGTGAATGCTGCGCCTGCAATGAGCTCTATATAAGCCATAACTATTGAAGGCATAGCGAATGCAA